CACTACCTACGCCTGATTGTGCCGCAGAAGCTTGAGCAGCATTAATTAGTGGGTTTGCTCTATTCGCTTGTTGATTAATTAAAGCATTACCCGCTGACAAGAATTGATTTGCTAATATTTCATCCGTACCAGTTGAACCCAAAGCGCCACCGGCTGACTGAGCATTAAATACATCTTGTGTAATGCCTTCTTTAATATTAGCAAATAACGGGCTATCCCTTAGAAAGCCAGCTTGAGCACCTGGATCCGATGCAAATGTAGAAGCGTCTTGTATTTGCTGATCACTTAATATATCTCTAAACGGCTCTAAATCACCACGGAGAAACCCTAAAGCCTCTTGAGAGAATGCAACTTGTTGACGCGCCGCCTCTGCCGCTGCTTCCGATTGAGTTTTACCAGAAAGACCACCAAAGAAGTCACTTAATAAGTCAGTGAAATCTGCTTGATCTTTTGATTCGCCAGTGCCTCTAGCTGCTGTTTCGCCTGCCATTATTTCACCGTCCTATCTGTACCATAGTTTATCATAAGATAGCCATCTTTATTGCTTATTAGATCAGGGTGAATCTTCTGCACCTCTTGAGCTATATGACCTAACCCTGATCCATATAAACCTAATTCAGCGCCTTTTTCGTTCCAATCCCATGTATAAATATTTAATCCTTCATGCTCACCAGTCTTCTGAATATTTGTTTTCAGTCGCTCATCAGAAAACATAGATGCTATTGCGGCAATCATAGACGCTGTATTTTTAGACCCTTGAGCCTGAGCATTCGCCGCACCAATTGTACCCGCCGCCGCTGCATTACCTGCACCTGTTAATAAATTACCTGATCCTGTAGCAGCCTGAGCCGCTGAGCTTTGACCTGTGCTTAATAGTGGTAACTGCCTATTAATTTGTTGATTAATTAAATCATTGCCTGCACCTAGAAACACTCTCGATATAATATCATCCGTTCCTATTCCTGAAGGTACTTCTAAGCCACCCACACCACCTGTAGGACTATCGGGCTTAAAGCCTCCTAAAGGCCTGCTACTTTTAGGTGTTGGCTCTATGCCGCTTATATCCGTCCTAAATGATGCTTCGTTAATGTCACCTCGGATTTTATCAAGAAGTTCGTTATCAGATAAGAATATTTCTTGAGCGCCTGGATCTGTAGCTAGCTGTGATAAATCACTTAATTGATCGCCACTTAATATATTTGTAAAAGGGTCTAAATCTTCTCTTAATAAACCTAATGCCTCACGCGAGAAGTCTACTTGACTTTGTGCAGCCTCTTGAGCCTCTTCAGCTGCGTCTGAGCCTGTAACGCCTCCTAAAGCCTCATTAAGGTTTATGATATCACCGTCTTCTCCAAATAACTCTTCACTACCACCTTGCTGAAAATCTTCTTCTGATGTGGGTGTAATATTTCCTGCCGTCACCTGTGTTTCGTAAAGATAGCCGCCCAGCTCATCGCCAAACATATCTTGAAAGTTTTCTTTAGTGTTTCCACTTGCATCAATGATATTTTCAAAGCCATCTTCTGCCTCTTTTATAGCGTCATCAGTAAGACCTGCCAACTCTTCAGGATTGAAAAAATCTTCTACATCAAAATCAGGATTATTTTCCCGTATATCTTCAATGCTTCCCTGTAGGTCTGCAACATCACCACCACCCTCATCAGCAGCAAGTACGGCCGCGTCATTTAAGGCATCAAATACATCTTCAGGATCTTCGCTGACTAAATCCTCTACATCTAAATCAGAACCTTCAACCTCTTCTAATACGTCCTCAAGAGGGTCTGTAATTGTCTCATCTATAGTATCATCAAGGAAATCAATAAGATCATCACCAATATCAAGATCACTAATAGAAAAACCGGCTTTCTCGTCTAGCTTATCTTTTTTCTTTTTTATCTTCTTTTTTGCGTCACTAAACCAGCCCATTATGTCACCACCCAACCCGATAAATCATAGTTAATACTTCCAGCACTTGCAGTTATAGTTAACTCATCAGTTGCATCGAGTACAACGCCATTAACTACACTTACTCTTACCGCTTTATTAGCAGGAACTGTTACAGTATCCAAAAGCCTTGATATACCTCTATCCAAATAAATACTACACGTTTTCACTGTGTTCTCGGTATTAGTAAGAACCAAAACAGTAAGTGATGTTTTACCACTAGATGGATAGATAGCATTTACGCCAATTACTAACACACCACTTGATAAGCCTTCAATAGTCCTAGCCATTAATCAGCCTCATTAGTCACAATATAACCTTCAGCTATTGCTTGCATTTGAATTAATCCACTCAAGTCATCTCTAATAATAAAGCTTAATGTGTCGTTATATTGAGACTCTAATACTAATCCTTTAAATGTTATTTCAAACGTTATCCATGTATTGGTTCCATCGCTACCAGATTCTATGTTTTCAAATTGCGGGAACCCTATCCACTCACTCATATTTTTGACTACAGCGCTTCCTGTTATTTGGCCGTGTCTTTTTATATTAGCCAATATTCCATTGGTTAACTCAGATACATTTAAAAAACCATCAAGGCTAAAAGCATGCTGACCGCTTGATGTTGCAGAATAACCATCTCTCATTACAAATTTAACACGAGTTAGATGATAATTAGCGCCCACTGTTGGAGAAATTATATATTCTAAATCAGATGGGCCTCCTGCTTGCCCTGTTATATCTATATCATCCATATAGAAGTTAGGAGCAGGGCCGCCTCCTTGGTCTCTGTTAGTTATATCTAAAGACCTAATAGTCTGATTAGTTACGCCCATATCAGCTAAAGGGATTGTGAATTGTTGCCAAGCACCAAATAAAGTCGTATTTATATAACCTGATACATTTACCAGATTGCCAACTGGTAGTGTTAATGAGTCTTTGAAATCAAGCTCTATATCTTTTAAAGATCCACCTGTTGACCAATTTTCTATATATATCCAACCTGTAAGATTAAGATAAGGAGTTAAATCTAAATCACTACCTTTATCTATTCTACACCTATGATTATTATTAGCAGACGTTCCATCAATAGACATAGCTCCAGCAGGAGTATGGTTTTCATCTGTACTATCAAATATCCAGCTTCCACTAATAGCTGATGCCGTCCAATAAACGTTGTCTGTTCCATCATGAATGTTTTCAGTAATAGTAATTGTTCCACTACCATTCTGGTTCATTGCTAAACCGAAAGTATCATTCAAAAATGGCTGATTAATTACCTCTTCCTCTTCACGTGGGTAAGTATAATTAATTAAACCAACTCCATACCTACCATTATAATCATCAATAGGTTTGGATGATTTATGTCCGAACAGCCAAGCCCTTAACATTAATCGATACCGTTTTCAGACAAAGATACAGTTCCAGTAAGAACACCTGTGCCTGTATCCCACTCTAAAGCTATTTTCCCGCCTGGGGCAATCATCACATTAGCAGAAGTCCTGATATGTGTGAGCTTTCCTGCTGAATCTAATGGTAAGAAAAACCATATACCTTCATCACTAAGCCCTGTTATATCAGTATCAGTATTGGCTGTTGCTGATAAAATAGGCGCTTTATCAGTTCTACGTGATACAGGGGTTACTGCAGTTTCACCAATATACGTAGGAGTGCCAGATACCTTCTTAACCTTTATAATACCTGCTACTGTTGAGCTAAATCTAAAGTCTGTGATTTTTAAAACCTGAGTGCCGGTATTTTCTAAATAGAAAAATTTATCATCAGCGCCTGCAGGGTCTATATCCTCCATAGATAAGCTCCATACCTTCCCACTTTCCCCATTAATAAAGTTATCTAATGACCGTGTAGCTGAGTTTGTTTGTAGTTGATGGTCTTTATTGACATCAGCCGCTATGTTTGATTTTCCACCAAAAAGAAACATGTTATTTATTCTCCAAGTCTTCTAAAATTTGATTTAAGTCTTCGTCTTGCATTTCGCATAAAATATAAGCAACTGCCATAATTCCACGCTCAATAGATTCTAATCTATCTTCTATTTTCTCTTCATGAGTCATTCCATCGCCGTCGTGACTCATAATATGCTCCATGTATCTAAATCAGCACTGTAAGAACACCACAACCCATAATAAGGACGGCCAAACCGAGTATCTGTATAGCCATCCAAGCCCTTACTAGTTAGCACGTTAAAACCTTTTCCTGTTGCTGATTTTATATAACAACTCTCACCATCTGCAGGTGTAGCATTCAAGGTAACGGGTATATCAGCATTTAATTTTATAATCTCATTTCTATAAGTCGTATAAGCATTGCTTTGCACTGAATGAGCATAAGAGCCCTGGAAATCATCAGCAAAAAACTCTTCTTCTGGAAATCCATTCTCAAGGCTGGCAATATTATTAGCATTAACTTGAATATTATTAGCATTAACTGTTATACCTTGTGCGTTTATAGCAATATTAATTGTATTCTTTTCTGTTTGGTCTGACCCACCACCTGCTCTTTCTCTTAACTGAAAAATAACAAAAGTTAATTCTTTACCAAAGTTACGTAGCTCTCTATCTTGTAGCCATGATTTAGGTAAAACTAAAGGAGCTTGATTGACTTCAGCCATTAGAACCCATACTCCTTAATGCTGATAGAGCCATCATGTAAAGAACAAAATACAGGGTCAGAAACAGTTATACGGAATGATATATCGTAAAATGACACCATCTCCTGAAACTCAACTTTTATCAGTGTTTCACCCATGCGCCCAATATCTAACCAACGCTCTGTACTCCAGTCTTCGCCATCTTTGGAATATTGCACCATTATTTGCGGGTCACTGCCTTGGCCTGATGCGATACCTACGCCGGTCTGTAAGATAAAGTTAGCCTTATCCATCAATAACCGCTGACCTGCGCCAAATCCTAAATTTGAACTGTTTAATGGAGGTAACTGTCTCACCCTTTGGATAGTGTCGCCTAAATCATCATAGGCCGTTCTTGATATTTCTATGGCGTTTCCGGTTGAGTAATCCGCGCCAATGTCTTTATCATATGCCCTAATATAAGAGGATACTGAGTAGCGCCCATCCGTCACACCCGATGACAAGTTTAACCATTCTCGCGTTTGCTCAGAATAAGCATAACTTAGCTCGTCATCACCAAAGTTAATAATATAGAAATCCTGACCATCAATTACCATTGTATAAGCAACAGCATTAGCGGCATCCAGTTGAGAGATTTGGGTAACTATTGCAGGCGTTGAAACAGGCGCTATCGTAGTTTGTGATATTTGGTAGACGTTGAAGTCATCACCTAAAAAGTACAAAAATTGATCTGTTTCAGCTACCGAATAAAGAGCACCTAATCCTTTTTGCATAATACCGCCGGACATACGCACCAAAGGAGGCGAGCCCGCAGCGTTATCATAAAAAGGCTCGATAGTCTCAGAGCCAAACATATAACACAGCTGCCCAAACGCATAGCAACGTAATAAGGTGTCTGGGTTACTTTCCGCAACGCCAGAGCTAGTTATATCAGAAGCACCCCCCGCACCTGTTACACTAAAGGTATTACTACCACCATCGTAAATAGATTTAGAGTTGAGATATGTCACAGTGTTAGCAGAGAATGATTGTAAGGCAAGCGTTGAACCTTCATAAATATAAACCGATCCGCCCGTAGCAATAACCATCTCGATAGTCGTACCCACTACAGATGTAGAAAATATACACCTTTGCGTACCTTTAACTGTTCCTATTGATGTATAAGCTCCTGCTGAGTCAATGCTATATAATGTGGTGTCGGAGACTTGGTACAGAACACCCTGAAATACGTGAAAGCCTCTATCTGTTGTGCCTGGAGATGTGCCGAAAGCAACATTACCATACCACGGAAGTAAAATAGCCTTATTACGTCCGGTTATTGTTATTTCAGGATACCAGTTTTTAGTTATCTCATTATTAGCCTGCACTGACCTATTTTGGCTAGTGCCTCCAATAACTCTCAATGGTACAGACTGATAAGGCATTATGGATTACGCCCCCGCCTAACCTTCTGTGAAGCAACACCATAATCACCATTTGAATCAGCCATGTTTGCTCCTGATATTGCAGCAATAAACTTCTGGTAGTACTTTGCTTCATCTTCATCATTGTTTACATACTGACTTAAAGCCCATAAGCACCCGTAAAGATACACGGTAGGGTAATCAGTAAGTATTGAATTAGTTGTATTGGTAGAATCTAAAGTCGTTAATCTTGCATAATGTATGATATTTGTTACATATGCTTGATCTGGCTGTATATCATATTCAATCTGATTTGTGATTGTGTAATAAGCCGGCACAGCTGTTCCTGACCTTAACTCCATTTGGGTTGGTGTTCTGTAGTCAATGGTATATTTCTCATCACTTACAGTAACATCAAACCTTTTTGTCTCTAGGTAATCGGTTGGTAGTGCCTGATATTGCACAGATGCACTCATTGCGCTGGTTTCGGTTGTCACCATGCTTCTTACACGTATCTGAACATTTGTTCCTGTGTACATTTCTGTTTCACACACAGCTATGAAGTCATCAAGGTATGCGCTCACGTCATCGCGATGCCCCCAATCCTCAACAGCTTGCTTCAGATTTTCATAGTTGTTTAGTGCCATGATTCAACCTATTAAAAAGGATAGCCCCCTTTCGAGGGCTATAGAGTTAGCTTTACTCGTCAGAGCTTTCAACTTTAGCTTTAGGCTTTGGGCCAGTCTTTGCTTTAACCTTTGGCTCATCAAATGATTCGCCATCCAATAGCTCCATTGCTAATTCTGAAAACTGCTCTTTGGTTGGACATTCAAAACACTGGCCGCTAGGCTTATCAGGGTGTCTATGTACGTCTCCAAAGAAACAGGGTTTTATTGCTCTTACTTTAGCCATTTTCTAAACTCCTATGAGATTGTGAAACCATCAGCGTACGGTGTAAACTCGCCAATAGAACTAGTCGGAACTAAGCAAGCATCAACTGTAACGCTTGGAGTTGTTCCTGCTAATGTATAGCGGACACCAAAGTAACGAGCAGTTTCACTCGCTGCTACAGGCGGAACACCAATTACAATCTGATGACCCGCAACTAGTAAATCCGCATCACGCGAACCTGCAGTTGGAGTACCTGATTCATATTTGACTTCGCCACAAGGCTCTAAACCTGTAGTTTGAGCTGCATCTGTCGCATACTCAACTTCAAAGGTGTAGTCTTCGTCGCCATCTGCTACATCAGCTGCTGTAATAACACTAATAACAACAGACATTGGCTCGCCAGTTCCGATAGAACGGGCTACACCCAAATCAATTGTATTTGTACCAACAGCGGTTGCCGTAAGTGCCTGAGATTCAGACAGTAGTAAAAGTTTATCGCGTATCATAATAATTCCCCTATGTTACTTGTGCTTCAGCTTCGGTTAAAGCATCGTCAGTGTTAATAGTGATTCCACGCAATCTAGTTTTAAGCTTGCCTTCTTCCTCACCTACAGATAATTGAACGCTTGATTTATTAGCCGCTTGCACATCTAGCATTTCGCAGATAGTACGGTTAGCATAAAAACCAAGTTTCACGTTTGATTTGCTTGGTAGACGATGAGTAGCTTTAATCATTAGATTAATCAGGTTAGTTGTTGCGCCTGCGTCATCTGCAATCAAAGTACTAATGTCAACGTTTGCAATACGTACCGCATAACGCCAATCCTTCAGAACTAGACCATTGTCTAACTCGTAAAGGTCTTTGTATGCGCGGAATGGATTCCCATCGCTGTCATTTACGTC